TAAATATCTTGTGATGCTGGAACGTCAGGATACAAGATATAACCTGGTACATTCAGAAAGAAAACTGGCGAGAAGTCAGTTCCCGCTGAACAGTACAAAGAGACTTGTTGTCTGTAAGAACTATTGGCCACCGCCGGTGATATAAATGTGCTATAAGTAACAGAATCCCTAGATGTGTTGTCTCTGGGACTGCCATTACTCCTCAATAACGGGTTATTGGAGGAGAACTTATACTTATTATAATACGGAACACTAGCATGAATAGCATGCTGCGTGCGATTATCAGCAACAACAATACCACCTTCACTACCCTTAAGATAACGACGAGTTATATCAGGTAGAGCGCTAGTATTGGTAAAAGAAATTACATTCTCCACATTTCTGTTAGACGAATTAGTCAAAGTATCATTACGGGAGAGAGTAACTGTTGCGACATTATTACCAGCTGATGAATTTACATCAGCATGCCAAATAATGCTACCACGATTTCCTACAAAGCACGACGTTATCCAATTAATTGGTGTAGAATGTACATAGTTAAATGGAACTCCACTAGCGTCAGGCACAGTCTTAGCTGCCTGATCATACCCATTAGTATCATACCCAAAATATAATGGCATGCGCTGGAATGCAGTCGTATACGTCTGAAAACCAGCAAGAGTGCCATCAAATACTTGGAAAGTTCTATGTAAGTATGTTCTTCTCAAAAGCGTTCTCAAAGAGTTAATAGTCTCACCCATGTGAATGAGATTGATAAACTTGGAGGTACTTGATTCAGCCATGCCAACATCAGAGGTGGTGGTAGATTTCCCAAAAATATCCTCTGATTGTAAAACATAGGGGGACAATCTAGAGACATTGCTAGTCTTTAATGGATCAGCAAACTCAAGATTTTCATGGCCCCGCACAAACATAGCTATGCCAATGGGTGCATCAGACACTGGCGATGTTTGCACCGTTAGAACTCTAACCGTAACTATTCCATTATGCTCAGGATCCGAAGCAATACTCGTAAGGGGTACTGAACCATACCTAGTAACAATATCATTACCAGTATTTAGGTATGATGCTGGCTGGGTGTATGGTATTGAAAATTCAACTTCAGTTTCCTCAGATATATCAACAATCTTGGTATAGACCAAGTTAGTTGATTCAGCAGTATTCGCAATATCTCCGGCAGGATCCCAAGAGATCTTAACTCTCCCACGGTGGAATTTCGTGCATAAAAA